GGGGGAACGAGCCTACACAACGTTTTGGTATTAGTTCAACAATACTGTTATCAATTTAAACATTTGACATAGAACAAGTGAAATGCCAGTTGTCAATAGTGTTTAATGATGAAGCGTTAATTACTAGCGTATGCTTGTTATTCTCATAAATTACCCTAATAGGCGCTTCTTTAAAAGTGTCTCCACCGTTAGAAGCAATAGCATTGTATATAGTATCATTTAGCGGAAAGGCTATATTCGTAATTATGGTGCCATCAATATCAAGCAGTTTAGATAAGTCAAAAGCTAGTCTTTTGCCTACAGTTTTTAAATCCAAGTTAAGGACAGTTAAAATGCATGTGTACGGATTGACTATATATGATATTTCTGCCACATTACCATAATCGTCAGTAACAGTTGTGTGTTGCATAGAAGTAGTGTATGATAATGAAGCATTTTGAAGCTGATGTTTTAAACATTCTGATATTTTAGAATATCCGCTGTCGTTAGGATGGTAATTATCTGTACTAACATAATACTTTGAAAAATTCCAATTCCAGCTACACCAACCCAAATAACGCATTCCAAGTTGTTCACAAGCTTTACTCATAATTGAATTTACTAGCCACTCACTCCTAGCGGTATTGTTAATATCATATAATGATTGCTGATAAAAAAATCTTATTTCACACCAAGCATAGTTTACCTCTTTACAATTAGGAAAATGTTGTTTAACAAGCCCCATAAATGCTTGAATGGCATTACCTATTTTTTTCGCTCCTAAAATTGCACCATCTTTAGCAATTTCTCTACTTTCACCCCATGCGCCAATAATATTAATGTGTGTAACCTTGTTATGGTCATAACTTGTGTCATTTATAGCATCCTCTAAATGTGTTAAAAAAGTGTCATTAGCATGTTCACCATAATCAATAAAGCCTGTTCCGGAACCACTATATAATTTACTACCATTATAAATATCTTTTGTCAAGGCATAAAGCCCTTTATTATTTGTAGAGCCTTCACCACGACTATAGCTATTCCCGAAATATAATGCAAACGTATTAAATGAATTTTTATAATTTGCTAAATCATTAGCAACATTTTCTGTTTCTTTTCTGTATTCTTCAACCTGTGCGTTATAATTACCGGTATTTACCCAATAATCAGTGTTAGTAATGTCAATATTTACAGGTACAGGAACTTTACTTGTAAAGCTATTACCCATATAAGTAACCACGCTTAATGCTTCATACTGCAAACTCTTATTCCATTGACCCATAATTTTAGGTACATACCTAGCACCCACGTATTGTCTGTTAATTAATCCTTCCATTTCAATTACCTCACTTTCTTAATAGCTCAATACTAAATGACCATAGTCATAGTTCCCAACACCGATATTATTTCCTATATCTAACCCAGTAGTATTAAAAGTAATACTTTTCCAATTTTTGGGAATTGTATAAATAATATATCCTTCGTCACTAATTGTTACGAAAATCATTGTAGCTAAATATTGAGCTATAATGCTCTCTGCGTAGCTTGTATCAAAATTATTAATCCAATTTTGTAGTGTCTGCACATCGTGTTTTAGCTTGTCTATTTCAGCATTCTGTAATTTGTCAGTTTCAATCAAATTGTTGATATAATCAACCATTTTACAAAGTATTTCATAATAGCTTAGGCTATCATCATACACAAGTGGTAAAACCTTGTAGCACCAAAACCTAAAAAAATCTCTGTCACAGTTGTCCATAATATGCACTCCTTCCTAGTAAATTGTAAAGAATAAATCTTTAAGCTCGTTAATAATCATCATATCAATATTTAAAAACGTTTCCCTAAACTTTAGTAACATTTCCGACGGATTGCCTTCATAACCTAAAACTTTGTCAACATACATGTCTTTTCTACTTCCTTCGGCAGCTTCATTATCACTAGTTTCACCGTTTAGTGTACTATTAGTACCATCTGTGCCCCTATTATGTGTAGCATTTGTTAAATAATCGTTACTTTCAAGTCCATTAATACCGCCCTGTGGTGTATCACTGTAATAGCTCCATGTATCAGTACTTCCGTCAGTTCTCGAGCTATTAGTATTATTACTATTTCTGCTAGTGGTTTTGGTTTCGCTTCCGGAAGCATTATGAGAAACACTCCTGTCCACACTAACTAACGGTTGAATTTTTAATAATTCGCTCTGATAAAGTTGGTTATAATAAGGCATTATGTTTTTCATCTTATCACTAAGAAACAACTTCCATCTTCCTACAGTTTCACAGCATATCTCTCTTGTGTAGTAATGCCTTAAAATCTTCTTACAAAGTTCTGCTCGATATTGCTCGTCAAAAATAGGAAAGTCGCTAAAAATCTTGCTCCAAGACTTATCCAGTATATCTTCAATGTCATTAAACCCAAGCGACTCTGTAAGCTTCGCACATGTTTCACAGATAAATCTAACTTGTGTTGTATATTTACTCATCGTCATCCTCCTTCCTGTCATCATTCTGGTTGAATACATCACGGAAGTGACAGCTTATCCGAGTACCGAACATTCTGTTAATCTGTTCACAAGCCTGTTGTCTTGCAAATTCCCTTGAATATCTGTTAGCCATTACACCACCCTGTAGTCTCTGCACTTCGTCCTTAATCATTCGCTCTTTTTTCTGAATACTGATATTAGTTACACCTAAGTAAGTTAGTGCTTCATTCCAAAGATTAACCTTTAGCTCGTACAGCTTGTCAGCAACATATGGTGCGCCAGTTGTGAACACACCAAACGAGCCATTGTCTCCCTCCATGAAATCATTACTTGCAAAAATAACAGGTTGGTTGCCATCATATTCCATATAGGCATTTTTAAGAGATAACTGTTGTTGTTCACTTCCTTTAATTAATATTGGAGTTCTTTGAGCCTTGCAATTTATGTCTATACTTGCATCAAGTTCAGCCAGTCTTTTAGCGTATATTTCCATCTTATCTTTACAGCACCAATGGGTCATATTATCCCATATAATAACACTGTCACTTTTTCCGCATACACGCTGATACCCATTAGAAGCATAAGCACGTCTATCTAAAGGTATGTTGTAAACATCGAGTTGCCCACCTAGTACACTTCTCAGACATAGATTTCCCAGAACTTCATCGTTAAAATACAACATGGCTTTATTCTCATACAGACCAACTTCAATAAAACGTGCATCTACAGTGCTAGGAAGACCAACCCACTCAAACGAACTAATTGCAATTTCTGTAAATAAGTCTAAGTATTGGTCAAAAGTGTAAAGCTGATAAAAAACGCTGTCACTAAATGAAGTGCGCTCTTTAGCTCGTCTTGCTTTTCTTGCCTTACTCAATTTTTATGTGCCTCCTTTCTAAACTGAATTGTCAAGTGAATAATTACCAACTTCATTAGGGTGTTTCCAAAAGGTGATTCCACTATTAAAATAACTTTCAATCAGTGCTATGTCATCACTTGGTGCGCCACCCACTATAGCACAGTCAACTGTCTTGGTATAATTCCAATGCGGCCTACTTGAAACATTAGGCACTTTAGTTGTATGACAGGCATACCCAAACACGTCAAAATACTTGTCTATTGCTTTTGCATACTCAGCAGTAATTGATTTTCGTTGAGCTTCAAAGCACACTTGTCCTTTACCAAAAAGTGCATTATTAGTGGCATAATTACCCTTTACATCATTAGCACTAATACTAGCCGTGTAAGCACTTGTTAATATATTTTGCACACTACCGAGTGCTGAATTACTTGACTGTCCAGTAATCATTCCTGTAGCAGTTTGAACGGCTGATGGAATAGCGTTAATTGTAATCGGTACAGCATTTTGTGCAACCCATGCATTAAATGCGTCTACATTCCACGAACATAAAGGGAAGCTGTCAAGAGTGATGGTTTCTGTCATATCCATTCTCCCTGTTCCGCTTGTTTCTGTAGCCTTGTATCTATCAAGGCGCAACACTTCCTGTACTGGCATTGTCATGTTACCTACGACGTTATAATACGGTGTAAGATTTTCTGAGAATTCATAGCGTTGGATTAATGTCTGTCCACAATTATTTCTTACTTCATTGAAATTGAATGGATACGTGTATAGTTTCTTGTTTCGTGGTGTGTAGCCATTTATTGTGTCAGTATTACTAATTGGTACACCAGTAACATTTATTGGATTGGTGTTCCCTGTAAATGTAATATTAACTCCTTCGTCCGTAACAATAACAGGTAGTATATCTGTAGGACATGTATAAAGAGCTAATATATTTTCGGGAGTAGTTAAGTACTTATTTAAAAAATTAGTGAGATTAGTACTACCTGTTTCTGTGTTAGCAAAGGCTTTTATTTGATATCCACTATAAACACCGTCGTATAGATATCCTCCGGATGTGGCAAGTAGTACCATGGTGCAAGTACTCAACGAGCCTAGTCCAATTATCTGTGAGTCACCATTATAGACATACTCTCCACACTCAACATTCTCAGGAAGGATATGCTCACCAATTTTATCACTAACTGAATGCTCTCTTTCAACAAAGCATTCTTTTCTTTCAATATCAAACCAGTACGTTTGTATAACATCAATTTGAAAACTTATCTCGGCCGTTACATTGTTAATATACTCAATTCCTGTAATAAATGCATAAAACCACCGAGTACTGAAAGCCGAGTTTTGAAACATCATGTAATTACAATCATATAACGAGTCTGCTGTAGCCTGTAAACGGCATTTACCTTTATTAACTCTGTTGTAAGTTACTTTATTAAAATGCTTTTTGGCTTTACTAATAAAATAATTTTCTTGTGTTTTCTTATCTGAAAAATAAATTGTGTGGTTTTTTTTGGGGGGAAAAGGGGGTTCCCCCC